CACAGTTTCCTGTAAGATCGGACTATATCACCATCCACTTGGGATGCCCCCCGTTTCGATAGCACTTGCTACCTACTTCCTCTCGGAATAGTCTCTGAAGTTTCAACTCAACTCAAGACCTCTCGCCTTACGCCAAGACTCTCCGCTGCAGTAGAGGCCTGCCTCTTTTGCATGTCTGACGTTTTCAAGGTGAGAAACTACCTCTAGGTTACTAAGTTTGTTGTTCTCTGCATCACCGTCTAGGTGATTTACATGCAAATGCGGTGGAATGACACCTCCGTAGAGGTACGCCCCAACCAACCTGTGTACAAAGACCAACTTATCTTTTATCTTAACCCGCCTGTAGTTCTTCTTTGTCTTGCTTTTCCTGTGTACGTGTGGGGTTAATTTCCTGAAAGAACCTCCCCTACCCTTATTAGAAAATATATTAGCATTTTCGTCAAAAAAGTACCCACAATACCCCGGAATAGCTGTTAAGCTGCTTACCTGCTGATTACCCATTTCTTAGCTCCTTTATTTAAGGAACTAATCATATCACACTCTTTTTAAACATTCAAGCTTACCCTTACGGATTACTTTGTAGTGGTGCGACCTTTAAGGCTTCCAGCAATTAGAGGGGTTATTCGATATGTGTTGCCACATAAAGCCACAATTATTTATGGTAATGCATCATCTGTGTCGCTTTAATCACAGCGTCTCTAAAGGGGTTGCTGTAGAGCCCACGCTCTTTTAACTTACGCATATAGATAACCATCTGACGCTTCATAACAATAGCTCCGGTGCTCTGGAACAGAACGTTAAGCAACGAATGCTCTGATCGAGTCATAAGTTTACGTCCGTCGATGCCTAGGATAAAGACAGAGCGACCTTTAGATTTCCAATAACCTGCCACCCTTTCCTTAAGAATCTTAAGCGGTAGTGAAGCTTCCCAGAATGCCTCGAAGATAGCCTCTGCTTCTGCTTGAGATATGCCAAGCATCTTAGCAATCTTTTTAACCTGAGCTCCGTAAGTCGTAGCATACTTAACAGCTTTGCTTGTATCTCTCGGAACACCCATCTTGGTAGCGTTAACAGTGTGCAAGTCGTTAGGCTTCTCGGCAGTCAAAGCGGCAGCATACTCTATGCCACCTTCAAACTGATATGTGAAGTGGCCTTCTACACGCGCCTCAAGTCCTGCAGCATCCGAACCAATCTGGTACGCACCTTCTGTTACACCAAACAGGCCTCGCATATACTCACCATAGATACTAGAAGCCCTCGGTACGTTTGCTACGCCCTTGTGCGTGTACCTGAACGTGTTAGTTCCTAGCGTATCTGCTGGTGTACCTATACGACCATCCACTTGAATCCTAGGGTCGTTGAGCCAACCAGTACCTTTAGGTGACTGTATTGAGTTACGGCGATGCCTGTAAGTCAACCACAACACTAGGTTACCAACCCAATCAAACTTCTCACCCAGAGCTACAAGATCAGGACATATCTCCTTCTCTGTGCCAATAGTTAAAGAAGGTGTTGACAAAACACGCAGGGGTTTCTTCCTATCATGCATCATCATCTTTTTCTTTAACTGCTCTGGCCGAACTTTTAGGTGAGTCAAACGAAAGCTTGTATACTCACTGTTCATAGTCTTGTCGAGGTAACGCTCGACTGCTTGAACGTACTTCTCGTCTGTTAGCTTTTGCTTCTTAGTGTTAACTGTTAAGTCTTTCTCTTTCCACTCGGTAGGCTCCCAGCCTTGCTTGATAAGGTACTGTTTAATAGCATCCTGATCTGCAAGATAGGTTGGCTCCTGCGATTTAATAGGCTCCTGAGCCATTGGAAGAGTCCACGATTTACCCTCATACGTTACAACAAAGTCGCCATAGTCGTCTCGGTTAAGCTTAATCATGTGCTTCTCGATAAAGTTTACCATGTGTGCCGACAGGTTACCATCTTTTTTAATCTGAATCTTAGGAGGCATGTAAGTCTTTGCTGTAGTCTTAGTCATTTCCTTTGGTGGTAGTTGTGGTTCTATCTCGGCTTCGATTAAGCCCATCTTAGAATCCAAATCCACTATACATGACTCTGCAAGTTCTTTGTCAAACCTAAATCCGTAATGACTCTGCACTGTGATGTAGTGTCTACAGACTTGCTCTAGCTCAAAAGCAGGAGCCCAATTCCAGTTACGCCATTCGTTGATCATTAGGTGATCATAAACCTTGTGGTTTAGTTGAACATCCTGACCACAATACTTGAGCATTTCTGGCGAATACTCTGACCAATCTGTTTGCTTACCAAAATCATCCTTGTAAAAAGATAAGCGATTACCCCAAGCTTCTAGTCCATGACCACCGAGCCTGTCAGGATTTAACAGCTTACTAAGAACAAGTGTGTCACAAATCTCAATCGGCTGACCATCTAATGTGAATGGGTCTACGTCAAACTTAATGCCGAAGAAGAGCTCCATAACCATCAAGTCATAGTCAATGATGTTGTGACCAATTATCTTAGTAAACCTTTTTACAAGAGCTGGAAAGTCCCATAAGTTGCTTGGGTTAAAGTTATATACCATACCGTTAATATCTTTAACGACAATACAATGAACACGAAACGTTGGCTTTAACTTGAAAGGATACAGTTTATAGTTAATTGCTTCGTGTGTCAATAGGCCTGTTGCTTCTATGTCTAATACTACTTCCATACTAACTCCAAGTTATTCAAGGGGTGTTCGGAGAATTTACCCTGACTATGTTCTAGTAAGGTGCTTTATTATCATCTGCATTTTCTTGTGTGTAGGCACCTAAGCTGCCAAAGTCTTCTTCGTCTGAGCTGTAGTCACCTGATTCTGGGTCAACACCAACAGATAGTCTAGCAGTTTGTTGGTCATAATACCAGAAGCCTGCTGGGCCTGTGTTACCTGTACGCCTTGCCTTACTAACAACAACCTTTGTGGTATTTCTCACACGAGGGTCTGGGTGTTCTTTATCTCGCATAAGCAAGATGTTAATCATACCAACCTGAAAGATAGAGCCGGAGCCTTTTATATCTTCCTCGTGAATCTCTGCACCACGCGAGTTAGCCTGAGAGCCTGAGCCGCTTTTACGTACGTGAGCAACGTTGATGTGAATTACTTTGTTCTGCTTTGTAAAGCGCAGCAACCACGACATAAACTCATCCATACCTTCGTTAGCCTTCCCGCTGAGAGCGAGTGTGAGTGGGTCTAGGATAATGCCTTTGCAACCGCAGGCTTTAACCATGTACTCAATCTTATTCTTGAGTTCATCATCACATACATCGCCTTGGTGGTCAAGGATAATAAACCGATCTTCACCATTCGGTAGTGTTGTTAGTTCCTTATAAGCTGTCATGAAACGTTCTGTAGCGTAAAGCTCACGCTTCTCTTCGTCGTCCATATTAGCAAGCTTAATGCCTAGGTGGACGCTTACAAGATTCTCGATCAACTCACCCATATCACTTTCTAAAGGTATGACACCCATCTTATGCTCGGAGTTAAATACAAAGTGATATAGAAACTCGTTAACAACAGTTGTCTTACCAACAGAGGATGCAGCAACAATGTTAATGATTTCGCCAAAGGCAAAGCCACCATTCATCATGCGCTGTAACTCAACAGCAAAGTCAGGTAGAGGCAACTTAATCCAGTTAGCGCGTTCCATCAAGGCTTCGTAAGTCTGGCTACTACCTACAACACCAGCAGGTGTATACTTGCCTTTATTGTAAGCTGTCCAAAATGCCTGATAGAGTTCATCCTCTAGGCCTGCCTTAACGTAGTCACAAGGGTCGTTTAGACGAAGCTCTGCAATGTGTGCTTGTCCCGGCTTAAGCACCTTAGCGGCCTTGTCAGCAGCCTTCTTGCCCGGTTCATCGTTATCCATCATAATAATTACGCAGTCGAACGAGGTAACCCAATCGTAGTTCTCTTTGATCTGCTTATCTAGTGAAGGTTCGCCGGTAAGTGGTGACACAACAGCGGTGTCGTACTTTGGGTTTTTCTCCATCATCGTCTGCTTCATAGCCAGCGCATCTTCCTCACCACCTACGATGATAAGAAACTTACCACCCTTTTGATAAAGGTGTTGACCAAACATTTCATTCTTATTCTTTATGCTGCCGATAACAGAGAAGTGATGCTTATCGCTTTTAGGTACAGTGAGGTTACGTGTCTTGTAGCCTGTGATAACACCTTCCTCAGTCCCCGGATAGTATCGCTTAACTGACTTACCGGCTGTATCAAATTCTGTACGAACACCGTATAGCTCATTAACTGGAATCTTAAGCTTACGCTTACGCTCGCCACGGCATTCGAGCTTTAAAATATCTTCTAGTTTTTCTAACACAAGTTCATCAACCTCCGCTGGTTCATTGTTAAATTCTCCACCATCAAAGTCTTCGCCGTAAAACTCAGCAACTACCTTAGGTGAAATGTAACCTTTGCCATCGTCTCCGCAGACAAAGCAATAACCGTCTATGAATTCCTTACCCTTGTCGTCTACTTTCTTGTAGAGAGAGGCACCATCCGAAGAACCACACCCCTCGTGGGGGCATGGCAGATGTGTTTTAAAGGTTTGACCTTCCTGTTTGCTCATACTTCTCCTTTGTTAGGCTCTAGCTAGGTTGCGAATAGTAGCAAGGTTATCAAACTCTGTCAAGCGACCGTTCCGATAAACTACCCGCATTGCGTTGTCTTTACCGTAGACTTGCTCCCAAGTTGCTTGATCTTTAAGCTTAAAACGTGTGTCCTTCGTTTGTTTGAAAGTTGCTACCAACATTCGCATTTTTGTTTCCGTTCATTTTTCAATACCATGAAAAGGACAAGACAAATTGATAACCCTAAGACCAGAGTATACAGGGTCAGAATTGTCGAGAGAACCGCAGAGGCAACCGGCTACTTGATACCAGTATGAGTGCTTCTCGGCTGTCAGTGGAAACTTCCAGAACAGTTGCATAGTATATTCCATAGCCTGAATGACATCAACAACTTCTTTGTGTGTATCAAATTGATGAAACGGTTTTCTAAGTAGACAGAACAAATAGACGTAGATGGCATCCATTGCTAGAAGTTCTGGCTCAGTGATTCCACGAGACCTTGCGTAGTCTATGTTAAAGCTAAAATCTTCATCTTTCATAAGCTATCTCCTTGGTTGGTCTAAGCATAAAGTCTACAGACAAAGGCCGGTTCTGTCAACGTAATTAGCTAACTCTTCTCCATGCCCGACTGAGAAACCATTGGCTGCTCTAAATTTCTTCACTGCCTCAGCTGCTTGCTCTAGGTCTGCGAAGTAACCTAGATTTTTTCGGTTGCCATTAACACTGACTCGTGCCCTCCACCTGCCCGCCCCTTTGTGCCAACAAACACCAGTAACGCCTGACGTGTTGTTATTCATCTTACTTTTATTCTTCGTGTTCTCTTCCTGCGAACTGGAACATAAATTCTTCCAACGATTGTCAAGGGAGTCTCGGTTTCGATGATCTACTTGCTTAGGCAAATCCTCCCCCATCCAGATGAACGCTAGTCTATGTGCGAGCCAAAGCTTCTCGCGCACTTTTATTCTTACACTCGGGTAACCTTTCACGCCTTTCCGCATAACATTACCCGAAACCTCCCCAGCATAGCGATTATTCCACCTATTAAAAGCCTGATTATTAGTAAACCAGCGCCTCCCCCGAGCTTTCCAAGTAAACACACCAGTATCTTGATCGTAGTCCAGCAATTCTCTGACCAATTTAGTTGTTATTTCCTTATTCATTTCTTCGTCCTTTTCATTCTAAGAATAACTCCACTTGGTTGACTAGGTGACTATCTTCAGAGGGGCCATGATAACTGTAACACCAAACCTCGTCAATAGATTCCAGAAGAATTTTTACACCCTTCGTAAACATTCCGTGACTGACGTACAGGGTAACTTTAGCTGCGCCTTTCTCACGAAGCTTCTTAGCAAGACCTATAAAAGTCCCTCCAGCGTCACATAGGTCGTCTAAGATAAGCACGTCCTTGCCTGTGAGATCATCAGCATACACTTCGAAGCCTGACAATGCACCTGTCATTGTGTCACGAATCTTATCTGCACGAATGATAGGCTTTCCGAGCACTTGACCAGCCTTGCTGACTTTCTTGTAAGCACCACCATCTGGTGATACGTAAGCGTCACACTTTGTAAAAGGCCCACCGTCTGCTGCAAAAACAATGTGATCCATCGTAATGATTTCTACGTTATCTAACAGTGCTTCGATAACATCGCTGTGAGGGTCTACAACGTACACTCTGTTAAACCCGCATGAGTTGATCAGGGTAGCGATAACTTTCAAGCTGTGTGGCTCTCCGGTGTTGCATACACGATCTTGTCTACCATAAGGGAAGTAGTTAACAAGCAACACAAGATTCTTGTAAAGTAACCAAGGGCATCGCTTGACTGCATCGACAAGCAATAGCAAATCAATAAGATCGTTGTCGGCTTCATAAACTAAAGAAATAGAGACCTGATCGAAGACAATACCTTCTGGCTGCTTTGTGTTTTGCAGACGCAGGTTTCTTTCTCCGCAAGGAAATCGACCAAACTCTACTGGGATTGTTCCATGTTGCCCTTCGACACCTGTAGAAACACTTAATTTAATCATACTTTTCTCCTATGAACATTCGGATGCTGGCTTATCAAATCGAACCCTGATGAACCTAGGATGCCTGAACTTACCATTCTTTGTCAAGCCCATGCAGCCCACTTCTATAACTTCTGGAAG